ATAATAAAGAGTGTGTTATAGTGTAACTAAAGGAGAACTAATAATGATTGATGATCTTTTAGTACAAGAGCTATTAAACATTCCTGAGTTTCTTAGGCGAGAACCCTTAAGTGAAGCTGAAGTAAAAGCTCAAAAGGAAAAAGAGGCTACTCAAGCCATAAACGATAGAGCTAAGAAAAAAAGACGAGCAAAAAGTTATGAACAAGCACAAGAAAAGTTTATTGCTTCAATGGAACAGAAATATGGTAAGCGTTATATAGATATCTGGATACCCCGATGTAACAAAGACGGAGTGCCATTACACCATTACAAACAAATGAACTTACATATGACGTTTGTTAAAGAAGCACGAAAATGGGTCAAGCTTGTTATAGTTACCAGAGAGAATGATAAACCATATACGAATACTTTGGGTGAGACTGAACGAGGAAGAGGTAAGTTTAATTCAAAAGTTATGAAGATCAAGACCAAGCGTTTATTGAAAAGTGTTTGGGAGCCTATTAAAAAGAAGCATGAACAGTATCTAAAAAGGAATGATCCTAATGCAATTGCCAAGAAAAAATATAAGAGGAGCAGTTGAACTTTACCAAACTACACCAGAATTTCAGAGAAGAATTACAAGCAATAAAACTAGATTGCAATATAAATATCAATTAGATAGAGTGTGCAATCTGAAACTCGACATGACTTATCGTGATGTTGGGGATATCCCTCTTGACACCTTAAATGTAGCTAAGTGTCAAGAGATTTATTGGAAGCTATTGGATAGTGTTCAATCTGGTGACGGAACAAGGTTTGCTAATTATACTTTGCAAATTATAGTAAGAGCATGGCACGTCTTAATGAAGTATGACATAATAGAGGGTAAAAATCCTTGGAAGTTTGTTGAACGAGCAAGAGTAGCACCTCGAAATAAAGTTTGGACGTTAGCAGAGTTTGGAGAATTTCTTACTACTGCTTTTAGTGTACCCAAATGGCGTAATGTAGGATTGTTAGTTAGAATTAATGTTGAACTTGGTCAACGTATCGAAGATATTCGATTGTCTACATGGGCTAACTATGACTTAAAGGAAAAACTATATTCAAGGGAAGTAATTCAAAAGACAAAGGAACGCATTGCAGGCATACCCATGTCAGACGATCTTGTATCTATGTTAGAGGATCAAAAGAAAGATTATTCGTTTCAAGAATGGGTTGTACCTCACCCAATGAAGCTCAAACCATACAGTGAAAACAATATAGGCCGAGTGTTTCGACAAATTATGAATGTGGCAAAGCTACCAAAAGAATTGCAATTGCGAGATATTAGGCGTACTGTATTAAGTGATCTGGCAAATCATGGAGCCACAGACACAGAGATCATGTCCTATAGTGGACATAAAAGCAGAGAAAGCTTATCGCCTTATGTAGTAATTAATACAAGTCAAGCTCGAAATGCAGCAGCGAAGAGAAACTTTGATCCGTCTTCACTATTTGAGGAATCAAAATGAATATTACGGATACGATTTTACAGTTAGACTTAAAAATTGGAGGCTTTCACAGAGGAGACTGCCTTGCTTGTGGTGGACATAATACTTTTACTGTCACTCGAACTATAGAAGGAACTCTTTTTAATTGTTATAAGGCAGGTTGTAAGTTTTCTGGACGCAAAACAACAAACATTCGAGTAAGTGACTTACAAAATACCACTGTTCAAGATGACACAATGCCGTTTAGTCTACCTCGACACATTGTTATGGGTCACTCTCAAATCAGAGAGTGGCTTAATATATTTGACTACCCCATTTCAGAGAGGGATCTTTACTATGATTTAACAGAATCTCGTATTGTCTTTCCTGTTCGTCATCAGGGAGAAATTGTAGATGCAACAGGTAGGGCAACCTCATCTGAGAGGCTACCAAAATGGAAGAGATATGGGTCTTCTGGCTATGCCTATACGTCTGGGGAAGGAACAGTTGCCATTGTCGTAGAGGATGCTATCTCAGCAGCCGTTATGGGGTCAACAGACGCTAATTGTACAGGTGTGGCCCTATTGGGTACATCTTTGCTCGCAAGCCATGTGGAGCAACTACAGGGCTATACAGGAGTGATTGTAGCCCTCGATCCTGATGCTGGTAAAAAGACACTAGAAATTACTCAGGAACTACGAGGCCAGTTGCTATCTCTGGGACACACACAGAACCAAGTCTTTGCGGCTAGATTAGAAGACGACTTGAAATATAGACGAAAACATGATATGTTACTTATGAAGGACAAAATTGCAGAATTTATTTAACCAAAAATAATGGTGGAGATATAACATGGAGTTAGCACTACTACGCACGTTAACCGATAGAGAATTTCACAAAGAGAATAGAAACCTTGTAAAAGAAAAGATATTTCGTAGCAAAGAAACTCGATCTATCAAGGCCACTATAGACAAGGCCATGACAGACTATGAAACAGATATTGGCCTTTCTGACGTAGAGGCTTTATTCTGGGCTACAAACAGCACACTCACTACGGCACAGAGAGAAGTGTATCGGAGCCTCTTTAATAAGTTAGCAAGTTGCACTGCACTGAATGAAGACGTTGCCCAAGATGTACTAAGAGAATTAAATAGAGAGGACGCTGCAAATGAACTTATGGACATTGCATTTAAGATGTCCAATGGAGAGATTACTTCTTTACATAAGATTTCAGAATTTATAGACCGTAGAGAAGAAAATTTTATGCCAGCCCTTAAAGTCTATTTTCAGAAGATGGATATAGATTCGTTACTAGAGCAAAATAAATTAGATTGCCAATGGAAGATTAATATTCCAAGTGTGGCACAGCTAGTGCCGGGCGTAAATGCAGGTCAAATAATCATAGGTGCAGCACGACCAAACACAGGTAAGACCTCTAGCCATGCCTATCTATGTGCAGGTGAAAATGGTTTTGCACATCAAGGTGCAAAGATTATGGTCTTAGTGAATGAAGAAATGCCGAATAGAGTATCAGCACGATACTTAACTGCTGCCTGTAACATGAAGATCGGAGAGATTGTTAAGGACAGACAGAAAGCAGAAGCTCTCTTCAATCCTATTAAAGATAAGTTAAACATTACAGATGCTACTGGTTGGGATTTGGATAGAGTTGAACGAGCTATCAAGGCATATGAGCCTGACATTGTTATTGCAGATATGGCAGATAAGTTTCTGCCTGAAGGAAGGTACACTGCCCAGCATGAGCAACTAAAAGCTACATACATTCGCTTTCGGATCTTAGCAAAGCAATACAAGTGTGCTATCTTTGCCATGAGCCAACTCTCAGCAGAAGCTGAAGGTAAAGTGTTTGTGGACATGAGTATGCTTGAGGGCAGTCGTACAGGTAAAGCAAGCGAAGCTGACGTACTCTTCTGTTTGACTAAGACAGCTATGGTTGAGGGTCAACAGGAAGAAGAAAGCCCTGAAAGGCATTGGCTTGTGATCAAGAATAAATTAACAGGTAAGCATGGTAGAGTAGTCACAATGTTCGATCCACTTACAGCCACATTTAAGGCATAGGAAAATTGATATGGCAGGAATAACCACACTAGATATAGAGAACACAACAGCTAAAACTGAAACAGGAAAACTATTACTAGATCCATTTACACCTGACAATAAGTTAGTATTGGTTTGCACAAAACAGGATGATGGTACGGAATCTTCATTTTGGTTTCATCATACCGAAATGGAAACGAATGACACTTCAGAGGCTAAACGACTATTGCAAGAGCAGTTAGATCAAACTACTGTTCTTGTTTGTCATAATGCTCAACATGAATTGATCTGGTTATGGGATACAGGCTTTGAGTACACTGGCCCAATTTTTGATACAATGCTTGTTGAATACCTATTTCAACGAGGACAAAAGTCTCCTCTTTCTCTTGAAGCTGTAGCTGAAAGATGGGAATTAGATAATCAAAAAATGGGAACATTAAAAGAGCAACTACGAAAGGGTCTGTCGGTAGATCAAATAGATAAAGATGAATTAGAAAAGTATTGTCTAGCTGATGTTCGAGCAACACAAGAGTTAGCTCGTGGACTTCGCAAAAAAATGTTTTCTACAGAGTATTCGAGTCTTCAGAATATTATAGAGCTAACTAACACGCTATGTGTTTTACTTGCTACTATATATTACAGAGGTTTCTCGGTAGATAAAGATGCGTTACGACAAGTTAAAGATGAATTTCAAAAAGAAAGACAGGGCCTGTTAATGTCTTTAGAAAAACAGGTCTATGATTTAGTAGGTGACACACCAATCAATCTGGCTTCTCCAGAACAATTAAGTTCAATTGTCTATAGTAGAAAACCACACGACAAATCAACTTGGGTCGGTAACTTTTCAAAGTACATGAAAAAGGTTGACTTTGATCTTGCTGTCAAAAACAATTCTTCTGTGGTGTATAAGACTACAGCCATTTCTTGTCAGGATTGTCAGGGAAAGGGTTATAATCTTTATGTCAAGAAAGATGGAACTGTAGGCAAGGCAAAGAGAATTTGCCACACATGCAATCATACTGGGATTGTTTATATTCCACAGAAAAAGATTGCAGGTCTGAAGTTTTCTGCACCTTCTGCAAATTGGGTTGCTAATCATGGGTTTAGTACAAACAAGTTAAGTTTAGAATTATTAGAATCTGTTGCTCGTAGACGAGAAATGTCATATGCCGAAGAATTTTTACATAACATTCGACGTTTGTCTGCACTCGATACTTATCTATCGTCCTTTGTAGAGGGTATCGAAACATACACGAAGCCAGATCAAAAACTTCATGTTCGTTTAGCACAACATCGAACTACAACAGGCCGACTTGCTTCTGACTCTCCTAACCTACAGAACATGCCACGAGGTAATACGTTTCCTATCAAGAAAGTTTTTCGTTCTCGTTGGCCTAGTGGTAAAATAATAGAGGCAGACTTTGCTCAACTAGAGTTTCGTGCAGCAGCATTTCTAGGTAATGATACTCTTGCCAAGAACGAAATAGAAACTGGTTTTGACGTGCATAGTTATACGGCTGAAGTTATTACCAATGCAGGACAGAAGACAACGAGACAGGAAGCAAAAGCACATACCTTTGCTCCTCTATTTGGTGCTACTGGGTATGGTAGAACACAGGCTGAGGCTTCTTACTATAAACAATTCACAAGTAAGTATGAAGGAATTGCATCGTGGCATAAGGATTTAGCTGATGAAGTTATGGCAACAGGAAAAGTTACTACGCCAACAGGACGACAGTTTGCTTTTCCTGATGCAAAACGCAGACCACAAGGAGGAATAACACACTTTACTGCTGTTAAAAATTATCCTGTGCAATCTCTCTCGACAGATATTGTACAACTTACTCTACTCTTGGTTGAAAACAACATGAGAAAGGCTTATCTACAAAGTGTGATTGTCAACAGCGTTCACGATAGTATCGTCATTGACACTTATCCAGAGGAAGAAGAAAGGGTTAAAGAAACAATTAACAATGCAGAACAACAACTTAGGGAAGTTTTCTTACAGAAATTTGAAGTAGATTTTGACGTTCCCCTAGTCTTGGACTTTAAGTCTGGAATTAATTGGATGAATGTTGTATAATCTTCTTGACTTAAAATAGAAGATATGTATAATGGGGTGGTTTTATGAAAGGAGCCAATATGGACAATCAAATTGCTACAATTGATACAAAAAACTACGATCTCATGGCAGAAGTCATGGGTATTCAAGGTGCTACTAGCCCCAAGTCAGTCGATACTCTGTGTCGCATGAAGATTTGGAACCAAGCGATCATGGGTACAGTAGATCAAGATGGTAAAAAGAGAAAGATGGAAGTAGTTCCGGGTGGAACCTATCGTCTTGATGATGGACAAAAGTTTGCTTATGCAGACAGTATAACCTTTAGACCCTTTATGCAACGCTTTCGATTTAATCGGTGGCTTCCTTATGCTGTCGTAGACGCAAAGGGAAAGAAGGGCAGATATTTAAAGTCAGTGTTTACAGGTGACTATAAAGCATTTACATCTTCTGATCTAATGGACGAAGATGGGGGCTTTAACTGTGGACGGCCTTCGGGTTACATCAAGGATTGGGAAGCACAGCCAGAAGAAACACGAAAGCTCATTACTTCAGTTAAGAGAGTGCGAGCTATTTTTGGTACGGTTACTTTGAATGATGCTCTCAATGAAGTAGGAGAAACAGTTGACACTGGAAGTGATCCTATTCCTGTTGTATGGGAAATTGAAAACAATAATGCATTCAAAATTATGGGTGAAGCTTTGCAGAAGTACAGCTCTGCTGGACGACTGTTTCCACAACACAGTATTGAACTGTCAACGGAAGGTTCTCCTATGACCAATGGAAATATGCTTTATATGCCTGTTCCTGTTGTAGACTTAACAACTGAAATTGAAATTACACAACCTCAAGACAGTGAGACACTAGCAAATTTTCAGGCTTGGATCACTAACTATAATAATTTCATTGTGAAGGCATACCAGAAAAAGGCACCAAATTCTGTGTTTTCCAAAGATGAAGAGGATGTTATTGATTCTTTTATTACAGTAGATGAGTAATTAGGATGGAACATCCTGCAGAACTTCTCGTTCATGCTTACCTCTCTGATGTCAGAAAGGGCAAAGCAAGTATGTCAGATGAAACTATCACAGGTATTGTTAAACATGTAGAGGCAGCAGTACGTAGACAGTTTCAGACAAAGAACACGAGAAATTTTAGGTTACGAGCCAGTAATATTGGTAGATCACTTTGTCAATTATGGTTTCAAAAAAATAAACCTGAGCTTGCAAGTCCTCCTGCTTCCCACTTTCTATTAAGAATGATGATTGGGGATATAACTGAAGCAGTCTTTAAGGGCTTGCTAAAAGAGGCAGGAGCCAAGTTTGAGGAGCCTGAAAAAGTTGAAACTGAGATAGGTGGTGAAGTTATTTCAGGAGAGTATGATTTAATACTCGACAATAAAGTTGATGATATTAAATCTGCTTCTCCTTGGAGCTACCGAAATAAATGGCTTGACGGAAAGCATATTGAAAAGCATGACAGTTTCGGGTACGTGGGACAATTGCAGACATATGCTAAGGCAAAGGGTGTTAAGCCCGGAGGTTGGTGGGTAATCAACCATTCAAGTGGAGAGTTTAAGTATATATCATACGCAAGCGATCCAGATGAAGTGGTTAATAAGTTAGCTACTACTGTAACCAAATTAAAAGAAAATACATTTGCTCGTTGCTTTAAGCCCATAAAAGAAATGTTTCGTGGGGTACACACAGGTAACTATATACTAGATACAGAATGTAAATTCTGTGATTTTAAGAAAGCCTGTTGGGGAGAGCAGTTGAGTGAAGAACCGTCAAGAGTAAGTAAGGCTAAAGATAAGCCTGTTGTGTTTTATATCAACAAACAGAAAGGGACTATAGATGACAACACCGAATGATGATTTAGATATTATGTCCGTCCAAGATAACTATAAGGACATGGAGCTTGAAGAGTTACAAAAATTGATTGAGGATTTATCCATACAGGTCAAAGCTGCAAAGCAAACCTTGCGAGATAAACGTCTTGCAGGAGTAAATGCAGCCGTTGAAGCTAGGCGTGAAGCTGATGCAGAATTAGCAGAAGAGTTAAAAAAGCTTGGATACCCACATGCTGTAGTTCCTTCTGCCTCTCTCATGAATGACTCTTTGTCTACGACCTTGCGTAATCTTTACAGGATTACTAATGTCAGAATATAATATATAATTTAACTAGATGGGGGGTGTTATTCGCCCCCTCTCTTTTTTTAGGGAGCTACGTAATAGCATGGTAAGTAAAAGATTTGATAGGGCTTTGTACACTCTTGCAGACACAAAAGCTAAAGATATTATTGGTTCTTGGTTAATTGCACAGGGACATAAGATCACTTCAACACAAGAAAAATACAAGTGTGATATTATAACTGAAAAAGACGGTGTAACCCATAACTCAGAAGTGGAAATAAAATTTTCATGGAAGGAAGATTGGCCGAAGAGTTGGGCAGAAATTAGAATACCATATCGAAAGAAGAAGCTATTAAGTAATATCAACCTGACGTTTTATGTTTTAAGGGCTGATTGCAAACAAGCATGGCAAATCCCAGCTACTATTTTATCTACAATTGCAACTGTAAAAGAAGTATCAAATCGGTATGTAAGAAAAGGTGAGGAATTTTTTCATATACCAGTTGAACATGCAACCTTACTGAATATGTAAATCATGCAATATAATTCTAAAGCATATCGCAATGCAAGAAAAAAAGGGTATCGCTCTAACCTAGAAACTGTTATAGCTAAACAAATTACAAAAGCGAAACATGCGTTGCGATATGAAACTATTAAGATTAAATGGATTGATTTTGCAATTCGATCTTATACACCAGATTTTGTACTAGACAACGGTTTAATCATAGAGGTTAAGGGTTTCTTTTCTACAGCAGATAGACGCAAGCACCTAGAAATTAAACACCAACATCCTGACTTAGATATTAGATTAGTTTTTGAGAATAGCAGTAGAAAACTTAGAAAGGGGTCAGTCACTTCGTATGCGACATGGTGTAAGAAACACGATATAGT